ACCTTGTGAAAAAGGTAAAGGAGCAGTTTTATACTATTTCGCAGCTTACGAAATTATAAAGTGAAAGGATAAAAGTAATGTCTAATATTTATGATATGAATGGAAAAAAGAAAGTAATAATTACAGAAGATCCACCAGTTAATATCACATATAAGGAAATTATGAAAATAGTTGTAGAAAATGCAACAGAAGAGGCACTAATAGAAAAAGACAAAGAAATAGCATACTTAAAGGGAAAAGTAGACACTATGCAAGATGTTATAAAAGAGTTAAATGCACCTATTGAAATTACACAAGAGAAATAGGAGGGAAGAATGTTAAAATCATTTGAAATAGGAGAGTATATCAGAACTGAAGCAGGGAAAATAGATCAAGTAATAAGTGATGAATATTATATGCCAACTTATGTTGAATGTAAAAAAGGATTAGTTAGAAAATGTAATATAGTAGATAATAGTAACAACATTAAAGATTTGATTAAGGAAAAAGATATACTTAGATATAAATTAAAAGGACTAAATAGTGAATACATAACAATTGTAAAAAAATATCATGACACAAGAAGTAATAAAGATTGGTTAATAATAAATGGTTATAGATTAGACCAAATAGAAATATTAGGAATAATAGCGTGTGAAAAATACGAAAAGGAAGAATATAAAATTTAGGAGGGATAGAGATGCCAACAGAAAATGAAGGAATAGAAAAAGGCAAACTATTTATTCAAGCTGAAGATGGAGAAATGAAAGAAATAGGAAAAGTAGAATCGGTAGAATTTGCTGAAGAAAATTATTTACAATCAAAACTTGGTGATTTTGATCAACAAGCATTTGAAACGACATATTCTGGTGAAATAATAGTTACATTAACAAAAAATGAAAAAAGAAGTCTTATGAAGAAAATAGGATTAGAAACACTTACCAGAAAAAGATTTAAAAAGTTATTAATGGGGTGTGGAATGCAAAGAAATGATGCTGAAGTAGTGGCACAAGCATTTAATGAAAATGGAATAAGATATACACCTCTTGGAATACAAAAGATTATTGAAACTATTAACGAAGAAGCGGAAAAGGAGGAAAAGGAGAATGAAAAAATATAAAGGATATGAATTACTAAAAATGCTATGTGAAGGAGAAATAAAAGTAAATCAAAAAGTTAGTAGTGTAAGCTTAGATTATAAAAATTGTACATTAGATTTTGTAATAAAAGATAGAGCAGAAAACATAATGGATTTAAGTTTTGAATTAATAGAAGATAATAAAGAGATTGAAGAAATGCCAAACAAACTTATTAATACAGAAGATCCAATAGAACATATTGTGGAACAACATAACAAGATAAATGAATTGGTAAGAGCGGTAAATAAATTGATAAGAGAAAAAGAAGAAAGAGAGGAAAGAATGAATGAAGCTATATAGTAATGAAATTGTATTTAGAGGACACCCTGACAAAGTATGTGATCAAATTAGTGATGCAATACTAGATGAATGTTTAAGACAAGATCCAAATAGTAGATGTGGAATAGAAACTGTTGGAGGGAAAAAGAAAATATTTATAACAGGAGAAATAACAACTGCAGCAACTATTGATGTACAAGCAATAACAAAAAGAGTACTAGAAGAGGTTGGATATTCTACTGATTATGAAATTATAGATAATATAGGTAAACAAAGTCCAGACATAGCACTTGGAACAAACGATGAGATAAATGGAGCAGGAGATAATGGTATGATGTTTGGATATGCTTGCAATGATACAGAACAAATGCTACCAACGGCAATGGTAATATTACAACAGTTATCTAAAATGTATGATGAATTAAGAAAACTAGATAAAAGGTTCTTACCTGATGGAAAAGCACAGATTACAGGAATGTATAGTAAAAATATGAAATTAGAATATATAAAAACATTCACAATTTGCTATCAAAACACAGAAAAAGAAAGAAAACTCACAGATGAAATAATAAAAAATATGTGTTGTGAAATAGCAAAACAATACAAAATTAAAATAGGAGAATTTCTAATAAATCCAACTGGTAAGTTTGAAATAGGAGGATTTGAAGGAGATGCAGGACTAACAGGAAGAAAAATAGTAGTAGATCAATATCAGTCATTTGCTAATGTTGGTGGTGGTGCTTTTTCTGGAAAGGATCCAACAAAAGTAGATAGAAGCGGAGCATATAAGGCTAGAGAAATAGCAAAGGTATGTTTAAGAGAATTCAAGCTACAATGGTGTGAGGTGCAATTATCTTATGCAATAGGATTAGAAAAACCACTTGCTATATACATAGACAGTGATAAAGGAGATATAAAACCATCACCAGAGCTTTACGAAGAATGCAAATTAAAAAACATAATAAAGGATCTAGATTTGAAAAATAAATGTTATGAAGAAACTGCTAGATTTGGACATTTTCAATAAATATAAGAAGGGGTACAAGAGTTGGAAAATAAAAAACGATGTGGGAATTGTGGTAAATATCCATTTTGTAAAACAACTGAAGGAGCTAGTTATTATTGCGAAAAATGGTTAAAAAGGAATTGTAAATATGATGACTTAGAAGAAATAAAAAAACAATAGAAAAAACAATATACAATAAAAAACGATAGAAATAGAAAATTGTAAGGAAAAACACTCAAAAAAATATTTCATAATAAAAAAATCGAAAACGAACTCGATAGAAAATAAAAGTGAAAGGAAGGTGCAAAAGATGAATGTTCAGGAGGTGTTAGAAAACTATAATACATATAAAGCTAGAATAAGTATAATGGAAGCGGAAATCCAAGAACTAGAAAATGAAATCATTGATATAAAAAGTTCTAGTTTAGATGGTATGCCAAAAGCAAAAGGCTATGTCCAGTCAAATATTGAAAATCAAGTAATAGAAAGAGAAGATAAAATATCAGAGAAGAAAAGAAATATTAAAAATTTGCAATTAAAGATAAAAGTAGTAGAGGATCTAGTAAAGACACTAAAAAAATACAATCAAGATATTATAGAATTAAGATTTTATTCTATGAATAGTATAGAAGAAATAGCTGTCAAGATGAATAAAACTTATGGTGGAATAACAAAAACAATAAAGAATTCTATATCAAAAATGCAGCGAGAATATAACAAAAATAAAAAAGTATAGAAAAAGTATAGAAAATTTATATATTTTTTCTGTATTTTTTCAAAAAACACTATGTTATAATTATAATTGCAAAAATACTAAATATTTTCATTTTTGTTTCTCATATATTTTCAATTTGCTACCTATTCCCCTTTAGGTAGCTTTTTTATATGCGGTGATGGTGCAACGGCAGCACATTAGGGTCATAGCCTAAAGACGAGGTTCGAATCCTCTGACCGCAACCAAAATAAAAGGAATATGCTTATGAAATATGATGTATGTATGAAAAGAGAATGTAAAAATTGCATATATGAATCAAAATGTTTTGAAAAAAAGGAGTCGATTATGAATATTCAAAAAATCAATATACTAAAGCTAAAACCATCAGAATATAACCCAAGAAAAGATTTACAACCTGAAGATGAAGAATATAAAAAGATAAAAGCTAGTATTAATGAATTTGGATATGTTGCTCCAATAATTATTAATTCTGATATGACAGTAATAGGAGGACATCAAAGATTAAAGGTTCTAAAAGAACTAGGATATGAAGAAATTCAATGTATTGTAGTTGATTTAGATAAAAATAAAGAAAAAGCATTGAATTTAGCATTAAATAAAATTAGTGGTGAGTGGGATAACGATAAATTAGAATCAATACTTGCTGAATTAAAAAACACAGATATTGATATGAATGTCACAGGATTTAGTAATGATGAAATAGATGACATTTTGAAAGATGTAATAGGATCCAAAGAAGATGAATTCGATATAGAAGAGGCTCTTAACGAAATAGAAGATCCAATTACAAAAACAGGTGATATTTGGATATTAGGAAAACATAGGCTTATGTGTGGAGATAGTACGCAAAAAGAAGATGTTATGCGTCTTATGAATAATCAAGAAGCGGATATGCTTCTTACCGATCCACCATATAATGTTGACTATGAGGGAACAGCAGGAAAAATAGAGAATGATAATATGAATGAAACAGAATTTTACAATTTTCTACTAGATTCGTTTAAGAATATGTTTGAAGTTGCAAAATGTGGTTCTCCTATTTATGTTTTTCATGCAGATACAGAAGGATTAAATTTTAGAAATGCTTTCAAGTCAGTTGGATTTAAGTTGGCAGAATGTTTAATATGGGTAAAAAACACTTTTGTAATGGGAAGGCAAGATTACCAATGGAGACATGAGCCAATTCTTTATGGATGGAAAGAGGGAAAGGCTCACTATTTTATAGATAACAGATCACAAAGTACAGTATTAGAATTTGATAAGCCTACAAAGAATGCAGAACATCCAACGATGAAGCCTATTGATTTATTAGTATATTTAATAAAAAACTCTAGTAAAGAAAATGACTTAATAGTAGATTTATTTGCAGGAAGCGGATCAAGTATGGTTGCAGCAGAACAAACAAAAAGAGTTTGCTATACAATGGAATTAGATCCAAAATATTGTGATGTTGTAGTTAAACGATGGGAAACTTTAACAGGACAAAAGGCGAAGTTAGAGACAAAGTAATGGAGGTGGGTGATTTGTATTGACCCAGAAAAAGATTGAAAATATAAAACAAGATTATCTAAATGGAATGAAATATAATGACATATTTGAAAAACATAATATTACTTTGTCTGATCTCAAGAGGATTATAAACAAATACAAGTTAACTAGAAACAAAAGTGAACTGTATAAAGGGAACCAAAATGCAAAAAATAATCGTGGAGGAAGTGGAAAAAGCAATAATAAAAATGCGGTTGTTACTGGAGAATATGAAAGAATTTATAAAGATACTCTAACAGAAGATGAAAAGACAATATATAACACATATACAATAAATCAGGATGACATCAATAATTTACTAATGAACGAATATATAGCAGAATATAAAGACTTAATGATACGAAAAAATAGAATGATGAAACGAATAAAGGAATTAGAATCAAAAGATAGGGATATGACAATAGGAGCCATTAAAAAGAAAAATAGTGGAGGCAATACAGAAACAACAACAGAAGCGGAGCCAACGATAAATATAATTCAAAGGATAGAAGATGGAATTACAAGAGTGCAAGAAGCAATGCGTAAATCAAGAGAAAATATGATAAAACTAGGATTTACTAAAAAGTCATTAGAGCTTAAAGAAAAACAAATAGAAAATGAATTGTGGTAAAGGAAGTAAAGAATATGTTTGAAAATGCTCATGAATTATACAAATCAAAAGAATGGCAAAATTTATTACAGAATCTAAAATTAGAAAGAGTAAATAGCGAAGGCAAATTACTATGTGAACATTGCGGAGAAGAAATAGTAAAAGCATACGATTGCATCGGACATCATAAGATACCACTAAATAATAGCAATGTTAATGATTACAACATAAGTCTTAACCCTGACAATATAATGTTAATTCATTTCAAATGTCATAATAAAGTACATAATAGATTTGGATATGAACTACCAAAGAAAGTTTATATTGTTTATGGATCACCTTGTAGTCGGAAAATCAACATGGGTTAATAATATAGCAACAAAAGATGATTTAATAGTAGATATAGATAAGATTTGGGAATGTATTAGTTTTTGTGATAAGTATAACAAACCAAACAAACTGCAGCAAAATGTTTTTGAAATTAGAAATAATTTATTAGAGCAAATCAAAATGAGAATAGGTAACTGGCAGAATGCTTTTGTGGTAGGTACTTATCCATTAAAGATGGAAAGACAAAGATTGTCGGACAAATTAGGAGCTGAACTCATATTGATTGATAGTAATAAAGAAATTTGCTTAACTAGATCAAAAAATGAAGAATGGAACAAATATATAGAAGAATGGTTTGAAATATACCAGCCATGATCCCCCCGCCTCTCACTTAGTTCAAGCAGTTGGTGGGTACCTCTTTTTCACACGAGGCAAAAATTTCATTTTTTTTGAAAAAATAGAAATATATATGGGAAGAAGGGAATTTTTAGTGACTAGAAGAGAAGAATTAGATAATATCTTCAAAGATATTGATGAAAACAAGAAAAAGTTAATAAATCCACTTTTAGACAATATAGCCTTTTTGGAAGAACGAATGGAAGAATTAAAAAAACATCCATTTATTCAAGTTCATCCTAAGGATCCAACAAAACAAAGGACAACAACTGCAGCAAAATTATATAAGGAACATTCGCAAAGCTACATGAATGCAATACGAATGCTATACTCTATGATTAATGGACATGAAGTTGAAGAAGATGCAGTTACAAAATGGTTAGAAGAAAGAAAAAGACAAAATGCGTAATTATTACTTAGAACAATATTATGAGGAAATTAAAAGTGGAAATATAATAGTAGGTTTAGAATTAAAAACAGAATTACAGAAGCTAATTAGAGATCTGAAAGATCCTAAATATAAATATGATACAGAAGAGGCAGATTTACGAATTGATTTTATGGAAAATTTGTGTTTACAAAGTAAAAGACCTTTTTATAATATGCCTATGCAACTGTTATTATGGGAAAAAGCCTTTATTGAAGTTATCTATTCTTTTAAAGTATATGATAATGAATTAAATAGATGGGTGAGGAGATTCCAAAACATACTTTTATTAATTGCAAGAAAAAATGGAAAAACAACATTAATGGCAGCAGATGCTCATGCAGATTTAAGAATTGGCGAAGGTGGAATGGACATAGTTTGTGCTTCAAATGATGACAAACAAGCCAGCTTACTTTGGAATGAAATAGATAACATGAGAAAGAGGATAGATCCTCATTCAAAAGTAACACATAAAAATATGTCAGAAATTTGCAATACACAAAAGAATATTACAATATTCAAAATGTCAGGAAAAACACAAAATAAAGATGGTAGAAATATAGATAAAATGTATATGGATGAAAGTCATGATGCACCAAATGATGAAATTGCAGAAGCAGGACAGAAATCTATGTCAACAAAGGAAGAACCATTATTTATAAATTTAACAACAGAAGGTTTTATCAACGAGGGATACCTAGATAATGAATTAAAATATGCTAGGGAAGTTTTATTCGATGAAAAAGAGGATATTCATTATCTACCTTGGTTATATACACAAGATAGCGAAGAAGAAATATGGCAAGATGAACAAAGTTGGTATAAGTCAAATCCTCGGTTTAGGAGTGGTTAAGAAATGGAAATCACTACGATCAGAAATTGAAAAATCAAAAACTTCTAAATCGAAAAGAATGCATACATTATGTAAAGATTTCAATATTAAACAAAACAATGCTCAAGCATGGTTAATGTATGAAGATTATAGTTATGAAAAAGAACCATTTAGTCTAGAGGACTTTAGAGGTTCTTTTTGTTTAGGTGCAGTTGATTTATCTGCAACTACTGACTTATCAAATGCAAAAATATTGTTAATGAAACCAGAAGATAAAACAAAATATGTATATTCGCATTATTGGATTCCTGAAAGTAAACTGCAAGATAGCAATGATAAAGAAGCTGGAGCAAAATACGAACAATGGGCAAAAGATGGAATACTTACAATTCATGAAGGAAACGAAATTGATATATCTAAAATCGCAGACTGGTTCTATTCATTATATAAAGACTACAACATAAAAACATATATTACAGGATATGATCAAAGGTTTTCAAAGACTTTTACTGATAGGATGAATGAATTTACATTTGAAACAGAAATGATCTTACAAGGAAAAGTTTTATCTAATGCAATGAAGCTAGTAGAAGCAGAATTAAAAGATCAAGCAATTAATTATAATAAAAATTCGATGGATAAATGGTGCTTAGGAAATTCAGCAATAGAGATGGACAATCTAGGTAATATTATGTGCGTAAAAGTAAAAAAACAAGCAAGTAAAAGAATTGATGGTGCAGTAACATTAATCATTTTATATGAGGTATATAGGCGTTACCGTAATGAATTCCATAAACTTATTAAATAGAATGTTTGGAGGTTAATTGATGCAGGAATATAAGATTAAATATCAAAAAGGATTTGATATTTTTGTTGAAAAAATCAAAGCACACAACAAAGAAGAAGCAATATATTTGTTTTATATGAATAATAGAAATACCGATATATTAGAAATCGAGAAGGAAGAGGAGGAAGAAGATGGGATTGATTGATTTTATTAATAAATTCAAAAAGCCAAAAGAAAACACAAAATATGCAGAAATATTAAATGGATATACACCTATATTTTCGCAGTTTGGTCAGGATATATATGCTAGTGATGTTGTTCAACAAGCAATATCGTGTATAGTAACAGAATTAACAAAAGTAAATCCTTTTCATATTAGAAAAAGTGGAAGCGATTTTGTTCCAGTCGAAGAAAGTACAATTCAAACATTATTAGATCAACCAAATGAACGAATGACACAAAGTGATTTTTTTGAAAAGGTTTTTTGGCAATTATTTTTAAATTACAATGCTTTTATTATTCCTACATATATAAGAGATGATAAAGGAAATAAAAAATATACTGGGTTTTATCCAATACAACCAACAACAGTTACTTTATTACAAGATCCAAATAAAAATTTATTTATAAAGTTTAAGTTCATAAATGGATATGAAACCACATTAAGATATTCAGATGTAATACATATACGATATAGATATTCAATAAATGAATTTATGGGTGGAAATGAGATAGGACAACCTGATAATAAAGCACTATTAAAAACATTGGAATTAAACAACACCTTATTACAAGGAGTTGCAAAAGCTCTAAAAAGTTCTTTTGCAATTAATGGTGTTATTAAATATAACACTTTGATGGATGATGGGAAAATGGAAAAGAATATCCAAGACATTCAAGAAAGACTTAAAAATAATGAAAGTGGATTCTTACCTTTAGATATTAAAGGTGAGTATATACCTTTGCAAAATAAAATTCAATTAGTAGATGCTACGACATTGAAATTTATAGATGAAAAAATATTAAGAAACTTTGGAGTAAGTCTACCAATTCTAACAGGAGATTATACAAAATCACAATACGAGGCTTTTTATCAAAAAAGTTTAGAACCAGTAATAAAGAAAACTGGAGAGGCATTTACAATGGCATTATTTACAAGTAGAGAAAAAGGTTTTGGAAACAAAATAGTGCTATATCCACACGAATTGATTTTTATGGATACAGGTCAAAAAATAGATTTATTCAATGTATTAGTTGATAGTGCAAGTTGCTATAAAAATGAACTTAGAACTGCATTTGGAATGAGACCACTTCCTGAATTAGCAGGACAAATTGCAATGTCAAGCAATAAAGCTAATGCAGAAAATAACAAAATAGAACAGGAAGAACAAAATAATGATGGAGGTAAAGGAAATGAAGAAGGAATTAATTAGAAGAAATTATGACTTTGAAATTAGAGCTGAAAAAGATGAAAAAAGAGGAAATATCATAGTAGGCAGACCGATTGTATATGAAAGTAAAACAGATATTGCTGGAATGTTTGCAGAAATAATTGAAAGAGGAGCTTTGAAAAAGACAAATTTAGAAGATGTTAGATTTTTAGTAAATCACGATCAATCAAAAGTACCACTTGCAAGATCAAGAAGAAATTCAAAGAATTCTACGATGCAATTATCAGTTGATGATGAAGGAATGGAAATTCAAGTTGAATTAGATACAGAAAACAATACAGAAGCTAGGAATTTATATAGTGCAATTGAGCGTGGAGACATAACAGGTATGTCATTTATGTTTAAAATAGATGATGAAGAATGGGAAGATTTAGACAGTGATTATCCAACAAGACATATTAAATCGATTTCAACAGTTGTTGAAGTTAGTGCAGTAACATTTCCTGCATATGAAGAAACTTCAATATCTGCTAGAGATAAAAGTGTGGTGGAGACTGCACGCATAGCGGTGGAGACTGCTAGGAGTGGAGAGGTGGACACTTCTTCAAAAGAAAAATTAGAGCTAGAAAAGCTTAAATTAAAATATTTGTTAGGAGGAAATTAAACATGAAAAATTATCTAAAAAAATTAATTGAAAGAAAAAGAAAAGAGAAAGAAAGACTAGAGAAAAGAATGAAGGACTCACAAGATGTTGAAGAAGTAAGAAGCATAGGAGAAACATTAATAGCATTGCGTGATGAAATCACAGAAGCTGAAGAACAACTTAAAGAGTTAGAAAAAAATGATAACAACGATGGTAATGATGATGGAGAAGGCGAAGGAGAAGGAAACAACAGAAGTAACAACAACGGAGCAAGTGAAGGAAGAAGTGCAAATGGATTTGATCCAAATGCAACACTAAATGTAGTTGGACAAGCAAGAATGAATAATAGAGGTCAAGAACCAGAAGATAGCGATGATACAAGAGCAACTATGGAATATAGACAAGCATTCATGAACTACATTCAAAGAGGAGAAATCAATAGAGATGTACTTCAATTTGAAGCAAGAGCAGATGCTACAGGAACTTCTAGTGATTTAGGAGTGTTAATTCCAACCACTATTATTCAAAAAATAATTACAGATGTTGAAAAAGTATATGGACAACTTTATTCAAGAGTATTAAAAACAAATCTTCAAGGTGGTGTTAAATATCCAGTTGGAAGCTTTAGTGCTACATTTAAGCGTATTACTGAAACTACAACAAGTGATAGACAAAAAGCTGGAGAAGTTTCTGGTTATGTTGAATTCTCATATAAAATTGGTGAAATTAGAATGGCTAGAACTTTATTGCAAACAGTATTAAGTGTTGCAGTATTTGAAGAGGAATTTGCAAAAGTAATAGTTAAAGCTTATGTCAAAGCAATGGATAAAGAAATTATGATTGGAGAAGATTCTAATAATGAATGTGTTGGTATTTTAACAGAAGCTAAAAAAACAAGCGGATCAAGAATACCAGCTTCAAATATAATTTCGTTTACTGCTGCTGAAATGGCTAATTGGAAAACATGGCAAGAAAAATTATTTGCTAAAATTCCATTAGCAATGAGAGGTTTAAATCCTGAATTTGCTATGACTTCAAATACTTATGAAGCTAACATCAAGACTTTAGCAGATGACAACAATAGACCAGTTTACAACGAAACATACAACCCAGTTGATGGTTCTGAGATTTCAAAATTCAAAGGAAAAAATGTCGCATTTGTTGAAGAAGATGTTTTGAAAAACTTTAACGATGCTGCAGATGGAGATTTCTTTGGAATGTATTGGGTTCCAGAAGAAGCATACGCAATTAATAGTAATATGGAATTTACAGTTGTTGATTACTTCGATCATGACAAAAATCAATATGTAAAGAAAGCTTTAGTAATAAATGATGGTAAGATTTTAGATCCAAAATACATCTATTTATTAAAGAAATCAACATCAACTACACCACAAGGGTAAAGGGGTGCTAAAGTATGAAATATAAATTAATTATTGATGCTGAAGAAATGCGAGATAAGTATGATAGCACAGTTCTTTATAAAAAAGGTGATGAATTAGTAACAGATGAAAAAGAAAGAGCTGATGATTTAGTGGCAAGAGGTTTAGCTCATATAGTAGACAATAAACAAGAAGAGGAAAAGCCAAAAAGAAAAACAGCCTCTAAAAAATAATGGAGGTGATTGATATGCTAGAGCAAGTAAAGAAACTTTTAGGAGTTACAGGAAAGTTTCAAGATGAAACTATAAGTGGATGGATAGATGAAATAAAACAATTAATGATAGATGGAGGAATTCCTTCATCTATTGTTAATGATGTTAAATCAGCTGGAGTAATTGCAAAAGGGATTGATGATTTATATTTTCAAAAAACTGATTTGTCAAATTACTTCTGGCAAAGAGCTACTCAGTTAGCATATAAAGATGGTGATAAAAAATGAGTAGTTTTACATTAAATATAACAAATCCAATTCCACTTGTTTTATTAGTTCCAACTTATAAAACAATTAGCGGAGTAAATAAACCAATCTATCCAACAGTAGAAGAAGCATCAAAAGATGATAATAATTTATTTTTTGGTAGTTTCAAAACATATGGTGGAACTGAGCGAGATGTAAATGGTGTCTATTCAATTGAAGATACTGCTAATATTGAAACTTGGTATAGACCAGATATAAAAGGAAACTGCAGAGTTGCTAGAGAAGATGGTGCAACCTATGACATTATAGGAGAACCTGAGAATATAAGTATGAGAAATCAATTTCTTAAATTCAAAGTTCGAAGAGTCAAAGGTGGTGCTTAAAATGAGTACAAAATTAAAGTTTGAATTTAATGGATTTGAAGATGTTATAAAACGATTGACAAATTTAGAAGGTGATGTAAAGGCTACGGCTGAAAAAGCATTAAAAGAATGTCATAGACAAGTCACCAATGATGCTTTACAAGCTATTAAACCACATAAAGATACAGGAGTAACTGAAAAATCGCTTTATACAGATGGAGAAGTAAAATGGACTGGAACACAAGCAAGTGTTCCAGTTGGTTTTAGTATTAGAAAAGGTGGTATTGCATCAATTATGTTGATGTATGGAACACCTAAAATTCCAAAAGATCAAAATTTATATAATGCACTTAGTCCTAAAAGTAAAAAACTAGAAAGCAAAGTAAAACAGATACAAGAAGATATATTTTATGAAGAAATAAGGAGGTTAAACGGATAAATATGAAAGATGAACTAATTAAAATATTGGAATCGTTTAATCTTCCAGTAATTCAACAAGGAACACTTAATAAAGAAGATCCATATCCAGAAAGTTTTTTTACATTTTGGAACAATGTTACATTAGATAACGAAATTTATGATAATAATGAAAATTCATATATTTGGGATTTCGATGTGAATTTTTATTCAAGTGATCCAAATCTAGTAAATACAAAATTACTAGAAGCTAAGAAGCTATTAAAACAAAATGGATTTATTGTTCATGGTAAGGGACACGATGTCGCAAGCGATGAACCAACTCATACAGGACGAGGAATAAATGTCTTGAAAATAGAAAAATAAGGAGGAATTTAATATGTCACTAAGTAAAAATTTAGGCGAAGTAGTAGAATACAGAGGAATTGAAGGACTAGTTGCAGCAGAGGTATTAAAAGATAATAATAACTCTGGCGAAGGTGAAGGATATGTGACAGGTGAAGTATTTTCAATAGCAGGTATAGCTGAACTTTCAAAATCAACTGAAAGTTCAAATGAAAGCAAATATTATGATAATATGCCAGCATTAGTAATTTCTTCAACTGGTGCAGATGAGGTAACTTGTACAGTATCTGCAATAGACCAAGAGGTTTTAGCTAAAATCACAGGTCAACAATATGATGCTGCAACAGGTACTTTAATTGAAGGAGAAAGAAAAACTAAATATTTTGCTATTGGTTATAAGACCAAAAAAACTAATGGTGATGAAATTTATGTATGGAGATACAAAGGAACATTTAACATTCCAGAAGCTACTCATGCAACAGAAAATGATGGAACAGATGCAAATGGTCAAGAAATTACATATACAGGAATTAACACAACACACAAATTTACTAAAACAAACAGTGGTGCAAAAGCAATCAATGTTGATTTAGGAAAAGATCTAGCTGATGTAACAGGATTTTTTGATAAAGTTACAACACCAGATGATTTGAAAGCAAAAACAACAACACCTGCAGGATAAAGCAGGTGTTTTATTTCGTGGAGGACAACGGGAATTCACGCTTTTACATATTGTTCCTTTCGTATGTAAATTACTCCACAATTATATTTTAGGGAGGATAAAGAAATGGAATTAAAATTAAATATTTATGAAAAGAAAAAAGTTATAAAAACTTATACTGCTGAAACTTATGATTTGATGTTTGGAACAGTTGAGGATTTAGTTGATCTTATTAATTTAGATAAATTAGAAACAGGAACTGATGCCGAAATAATCAGATTAGTAGGAAATGTAGTAATTAAAGGTATGGATATAATTAAACCACTTTTGAAAGAAATGTTTGAAGGTTTAACTGACGATGAATTAAAGCACACAAAAGTATCCGAGATTGCTACCGCATTAGTTGAAGTTGTTAAGTTTTCAATTTCTCAAATGACTAAAGGTGCAAATGGAAAAAAATAAGTGAGGGTGATAGAGATATCACCCTTTATCAAATATTTTTTGAATTGGAAATGTCAATATGTGATCGTTTTCCAAGTTTATCTCCATTTGATATTAGACAGAAAAAATTTCATGAAGTTTTTCTATTAGTTAGAAGATTAAATAGTTATAACGAAAAAGAAAAGAAACCTAAGAAAATCAGGAGACCAGCTGGTGATACATGGTTTTAATTGAAAAGGAGGTAGACAAATGGCAAAAGGTGAGGATATAACCACCAAATTTAAAGTCGATATATCCGACTTAAAAAAAGGTATAACAGAAGCAAATAAAAATATAAAACTTGCTAATGCAGAATTTAAGGCAGCGAGTGCTGGGATGGACGACTGGACAAAATCAAGCCAAGGTTTGAATGCCAAATTGAAACAATTAGGATCTGTATTAGTAGAAGAAAATAAAAAACTTACTAGTTATAAATCACAATTAAAAGAACTTGAAAAAGCAGAACAAGAAAATGGAAAAAGAGCTGATGAATTAAAATCAAAACTTCAACAATTATCAAGCCAAGGAGTTTCTAAAACCTCCGAACAATATAAAAAATATGAAAAAGCATTAAATGATATTGAAAAAGAGCAAATTGCTAATAAAGATGCTGCAGACAAATTAAAAGTAACAATTCTTAATCAACAAGCAACTGTAAATAAAACTGAAAAAGAAATGAGGCAGTATTCAACCGCGTTAGATGAAGTTGAAAAAAATTCAAAAGAGGTTGGAATTGCTAGTGGAGAAGCTCAAAAAGGTATTAAAGATGTTGGAAGCGAAAGTGAAAAGTCTGAAAGCAAAGTAGGTAATCTTGCGAAAGGTTTAGCAAAAGGACTAGCTACTGCAGCAGTTGCTGGTGCTACTATGGCAGCAGCAGGACTAGTAGCAATTACAAAGTCAGCTATTGCAAACTATTCAGAATATGAACAACTAGTAGGTGGTGTTGATACTCTATTCAAAGACAGTAGTAAGAAGGTTCAAGAGTATGCAAATAACGCATATAAAACTGCAGGAATGTCAGCAAATGAATATATGGAAACAGTTACAAGTTTCTCTGCTTCTTTATTACAAAGTTTAGGTGGAGATACAGATAAAGCTGCGAGCGTTGCTGATATGGCAATTACAGATATGTCTGACAACGCAAATAAAATGGGTACAGACATAGGAAGAATCCAAGATGCATATCAAGGTTTCGCTAAGCAAAATTACACTATGCTTGATAATTTAAAACTAGGTTATGGTGGTACAAAAACAGAAATGGAGCGTTTATTAAAAGATGCAACTGCTATTTCTGGTGTCAAGTATGATATATCAAATTTAAATGATGTATATCAAGCAATTCATGTAATTCAAGGAGAATTAGATATTACAGGAACTACTGCAAAAGAAGCAAGTACAACAATTCAAGGATCTATTTCATCAATGAAATCAGCTTGGACTAATTTAATAACAGGAATAGCTGATGAAAATGCTAATTTTGATGTTCTAATGGAAAACTTTATTGATAGTATTGGAACTGTATTTGCGAATCTACTACCTAAAATAACATTGGTAGTTGATAGTGTACTTTCGCTATTGAATGAATTAGTACCACAGATGGCAGATCTTATCAATAAAGTATTACCAGTTATAGTTGATGGGATTTTTAAATTACTGGAGGGAATTACTGAAGCATTACCAACAGTAGTTCAAACAGTTATAGATATAATTCCTCAAATAGTATCAGGATTATTGAATTCGTTACCATTACTAATAAAAGCTGGAATACAACTAATTGAAAGTATCCTTACAGGAATAGGACAGATGCTACCTGAAATTTTAGTTCAAATAATTGATATGATACCTAAAATAGTACAGCTACTAGTAGATGGAATTCCGCAGTTAATTAAAGGTGCAGTACAATTTTTTATGGCAATAATTCAAGCAATACCACAAATAGTTAAAGCGTTATATACTGCATTACCACAGATTATAGATAGTATAATTCAAGCATTGGTTGAAGGAATACCAGCTTTAATAGATGGAGCTTTACAACTTTTGATGGCAATTGTTGATGCGATTCCACAGATAATTCCAATCATAGTCGAAA